GTCTTCTAATGTAGCTCCAACTTCATTAAATGGTTTATTTGATGCGACTTCTGCAGCTGAGGCTTTGGCAGGGGACATTGAGTATCGATGCATTTATTTGCATAACGCGAATGGTGCAGACCTGATGACAAATGCTGTTGTTTATGTCAGTGCAAATACGCCACTGGCAGGTAGCACAATTGATATTGGTGTTGGTACAGCTGCGATTAATGCCACAGAGCAGACTATAGCAAATGAATCTACTGCGCCATCCGGCGTTTCATTTAGTGCCCCATCTACGGCAGACACCGGCCTTGCGTTGGGGAATATTCCAGCTGGCCAGCATAAAGCTATCTGGTTGCGCAGAACGATCACAGCAGGTGCCGGATCATCTGCAAATGATACGTTTACACTTGGTTATCGCTGTGAAACGGTTTAACAATGGCAATTAAACACGCATTAGTTAGCGCAAAAGCAGACGGTGGCGATGCTACATTGGTGCAGCCTAGCAACTGGAATGATAATCACGTAATTGACAGTGAAGTGACGTTTCCAGCGGTGTCTAGTCCAGCCACACCGACGGTAGGAAACTTTAGCCTGTTTGGTAAAACACTTGCAACACGTACCATGCCGGCCGCTATCGGCCCTAGTGGTATGGATTATGTGTTACAGCCAGCAATGTTTAGGCAAAAGATTGGTATATGGTCGCCTCCGGGTAATACAACCTCAGTACCCGGCATTTTCGGTCTGGCGGCATGGGCGATAGCCACCGCAACAGCCACGTCAAGAGGTGTAGCTACTACTAATTTAATGACCCGTATGAGAAGGTTAGGTTACGTGAGTACGGATACGGCAGGGGCGGTTGCTTCTATTCGCTCAAGTGCAGCACAGTACTCAACTGGCAATGGTTCGGGACTTGGCGGCTTCTTTATGTCGTTTCGCTTCAATTTCAGTGATGCGGCTGCGGTGGCAGGTGTACGTGCTTTCGTAGGCGTTTCATCAGACTTAACCGTACCGTCTAACGTAGAGCCTAACACATTATTAAACTGCGTAGGAATCGCACAGCTATCAACAGACAATACACAGCTTTACTTGGTTTACGGCGGTTCAGCAGCACAGACAGCGATTCCATTAGGTACAAACTTCCCTCCTTTTGTGGGTACAGTAGGCGTTACTACTGGCGTAGCGTATGACTTAACACTATTTGCGCCTCCTAACACAGCTAACACAGTTCATGTGCGATTAGAGAGAGTCGGCACATCGTTTGTTTATGACAACACATTATCAGGTTCAGCAACCGTCATTCCGCAAAATACCACGTTAATAGCACCTAGACTATGGCGGTCTAACAATGCGACAGCATTAGCGGTTGCTTTTGATTTAGCAAATTTTTATGTAGAAACGGACTATTGAAATGTACAGATTAATAGTTGATCAAGGCGTGGTGCTGGATGAATTTGGAGTACAAGTTGCACCGTGCCAGAGTGCAGACGACCCTGCTTTTGTTGCGTATATTCAGTGGGTAGAGGCTGGCAATGAACCTGAAATCGTAAGTGTTCAGGAGTAATCATGCCTCAAGCGTTTCAAAGCAATGCTTTTGAAAGTACCGCGTTTCAGGCTGGTTCTGGTGTTCTTACTGCTTCATCTACATACTCAAGCGCATATACTGTATTTTATAAAGCTGAAGCTTCAGTAAGTTTTGCCGGTGAGATTAAAAACTATGCCAACAGCAGCTATGCATCGGCATTCAATGTGTTTAACTATGCAGCATCCAGCTATGCTGGCGCTAATGCAGTAATAAACTATGTTTCTGCAACAAATGGTAGTGGCTTTTCTGTTTCTAACTATGTTGCGGCTACAGTAAGTATTGCTATTGACATTAAAAACTATGTCAATAGCAGCTACTCTTCATCTAGTTCTATTAATCAGTATGTTGGAATTACTTATAGTGCGGCATTTGAAGTACTTGGGGCCACCCAGGTAAGTGGAAGTTATGCTTCACAATATGCTGTAATGAATTACACATTCTCGGCATATCAGCCGTTAATGAGTGTTGCAAATTATGTTGCAGTATCTGCTGGTTCAAGTTATGAGGTCAGAAATTATACACTAGGGGTAATTAATTCTAGCTTTGCAGTATTTACGTTTTCCGGCAGCGGATTTAGCAGCGCATTTGAGATAGTTAACCTAACTTTTGTAAATGCCGCTTATTTTGGATCCAGTACGATTGCTGCTTATAGTGAAGCAAGTTATGCGTTTAGGTATAAAGTATTTAATGATGGCGACGCCATTACGTTGCCGCCGCGAACCGGTGTATTCAGTAATTTGCAGAATAATTCCAGAGATAAAACTTCCAGTTATGCCAGACCAAAAATAACGCCGGCGGCGCGGTTAATTCATAATCACAGCGCTCGTAATGCCAACATACAAACAAGCAGTAGAAAAAATTAAATTAAGGTAAATATTGCATGACTACACGTTTAATTACCGGACCCTCAATAGAGCCAGTGACAGTGGTTGAAGCTAAGCTTCACTTGCATGTAGATGATGCTGCTGAAGACACTTTAATTCAGGCGCTAATTACCGCAGCGCGAGAGCAGTGCGAACACATTTTAGGCCGGTCAATTATGCCGCAAACCTGGGAATTGGTGCTTGATAGCTTTCCTAAAGATGGTGATATTGAGCTATTGAATCCGACCATTATCAGTATTTCCAGTATTAAATATATAGATGCGCTGACAGCAAATGAAGTAACCCTGGCAGCAAATCAATATGCGCTTGATAAGGATAATGAGCCGGGATGGGTGATGCCGGCATCAGGCTTCACATGGCCTGCAGCGTTAGAAGTTGCCAATGCAGTTCGCGTGCGTTATCAGGCTGGGTATACAGATGCAGCAAGCGTGCCGGCAAGTATTAAAAACTGGATTAAATTGGCAGTTGGCGTTTGGTATAGAAATCGTGAAGCAGGGGTTGAAGCGGCAATTACCACTTTGCCGCATGACTTCTTTTCTGGGTTGCTTGATAGATACAGGATATGGCGGCTATGAGTTTACCTGCAGCAGGCGAACTTGGCCGCCGTATTGTCATTAAATCGCAGTCTGACATTCCGGCAATGGGTGCCGCAATCACACAGAACTTTACTACTGTTGCAACAGTGTGGGCAAAACATCAACCGGTAGGTGGTGCAATATTTTTTGGCACAAAACAAGTTGGCGAAGACGTCACAGACCGCTTTATTGTGCGCCGCACCAGCCTGGTTAATGAGCAAACCATCACTGCGAATCATGTGATTGAAAGTAATAGCACGCGCTATCGTGTTCGCCGCGCCAGCGATCTGGAAGGTGCTAGACAGTTCACCATGATTGAAGCGGAGTGTTTGGGTAATGTTTGAAGTTAATGCCACGATTGAAGGCTTTAGTCGGGTTGACTTTGATAAGAAGAAAATACGCAGCGCATTGCGCATTGAAGGCCGTGCTGTTCAAAAACTGGCAAGAAAGCTAGTTTCAAAGCGTATTCTTAATAGTGTTGGTGATTATCCAGCCAGGCGCACAGGTCGCTTGATGCGATCTATTAAAGTCAAGGTTGCAAAGTCTGGCTTTCTGGTACGAATTGCGCCGCAGAAAACGGCTGAGATGAAAGATTTCTACCCGGCATTTTTGCATTATGGCAGCACAAAAAACAACCTGGAACCGCGTAAAAACTTTATGACAGATTCACTTGATGCACGTCGTGAGGTTTCACGTGTGGCAATATTAAACGCGCTTGAAGGCGCGCTGATACCGAGAAAATTATGATTGTTGCCATTGTTGAAGCATTAAAAACACGCACCAATGCGACATTTGCAGGGCGTATTGCCGGAGCTGCTGAGTTTGCAAAGCTTGAGCCAGATGCAAAACTTGCCATGCCAAGCGCATATGTAATTCCGCTGGACGATTCTGCACAGCCGAACAACTCAGAAAACGGCTACTCGCAGATTGTGCGCGATGGTTTTGCTGTGATTGTTGTTTTAAGCACCACTGCAGACGAACTTGGCAATAGTAGCGTAGCGCAAACACAGCCTATACGTAACGTGCTGAATGCGGCGTTGCTTTCATGGTCTCCAGACGCAGAGCATGGTCCAATTGAATACGAAGGCGGGCAGTTGTTGGATATTGACCGAGCACGCATGTATTACCAGTTTGAATACGCCTGTGAAACCGAGTTCACCGAGGCTGATACTTACCAGGCAATTAAGAACGCGGCATTACCAGAATTTACTGACATGAATCTCAATGTAGATATGATTCAGCCGTTTGACCCTAACCGAGTTGCAGCTGATGATACGGGACCGGATGGCACCATTGATGCTGCGCTTACAATTGAAGTGCCACAATAAGGAATAACCATGTTTATTAAACCGATTAACAACAAACAGATCCCAGACCCGGTACGCGGTGGCTTTTTGCCTGAAAGCGGCAGTGAGGTCGATGTGAACGATATGTACTGGCAGCGCCGTATTAATGATGGCGATGTTGAAGTAGTCACAAAAAAAGCAGTAAAACCAAAGCAAGATTAATTAAGTTTTAAACAAGCCAGCCACCTTCGGGTGGCTTTTTTTATGCCCGGAGGCAATATGACTGTGTCATTCAATACCACTCCTGCCAATTTGCGAGTCCCGCTTTTCTATGCGGAAGTGGACAACTCTCAAGCTGGATATTTTTCACAAAACCTGCGCACGTTGATTGTTGGCCAAAAGACTGCAGCCGGTATCGGTGATGCTAATACACCAATGCTGGTATCACGCACTGATGAAGCAAAAGAGCTTGCTGGTGTAGGCTCAATTGCAGCGCGCATGCATGAAATCTACCGCGCCAATGATTCAACCGGCGAAGTATGGATGCTGCTGCTTGATGATCTTGGTGCCGGGGTTGCGGCGGTTGATACGATCACCGTGACAGGTAATGCTACAGAAAGTGGCACACTTAACCTGTACATTGCCGGACAAAAACTGCAAGTTGCAGTGGTGTCTGCAGATACACCAACCATTATTGCTGCTGCGATTGCTGCCGCGATTACAGCAGCAGTTGACCTGCCTGTTACTGCCACGGCTGCGCTGGGCGTAGTGACATGCACTTGTCGCCATAAAGGCGCAATCGGTAATGATGTTGATTACCGGCTTAACTATCGTGGCCTTGCCGGTGGAGAAAAAACACCGGCAGGCATCACGGTGGCTTTTGCACAAACAACAGCAGGCACTGGTGTTTCAGTGTTGACTACGGCACTGGCTGCACTAGGTGATGAAGAGTATGACTTTATCATTCACCCATACACAGACAGCACCTCGCTTGATGCATTCAAAACCCTGATGAATGACACTACAGGACGCTGGGCTTATAACCGCCAGATTTATGGCCACGTTTACTCAGCCAAAGCAGATACGTTCTCTAACCTGGTATCACTAGGTTTAGCGCGTAATGATCAGCATGCGTCAATTGCAGGCTATGAAACCGGTGTGCCTAACCCGTCATGGGAGTATGCAGCGGCTTACGGTGCACGCAATGCCGTATTTATTGCCGCTGACCCGGCACGACCAACTCAGACCGGTGAACTCATTGGCATCTTGCCTGCGTCTGCATCAGGCCGCTTTATTCAAACTGAGCGCGGCACATTGCTTAACAGTGGTATTGCAACTAGCTATGTCGGCGGTGGTGCTGTGCGTATTGAGCGTGCGATTACCACTTACCAAAAAAACGCATGGAACCAAACTGACCCAAGCTATTTGGATAGTGAAACCATGCACACACTGGCACACGTAATTCGCCGTTTACGTTACGTGGTAACACAGAAATATCCACGCCATAAATTGGCA